GATTGGATATACTAGGGGCGTATGAGGAAAGGAGTTTATTATGAGAACTGTACACTATGTTGGTATGAGCGAGGCTCGTTATGAGGCAGCCCGCAGGGTCTTCGGTGGTCCTGCCTACTATCACAAATATATGGACGCTCGTGTCTATAGTGAAGTTGGTGATAGTGATGTTGTTATAGTAGGTGATCCTAGAATGCACAAGTATGTATGGGATGCGTCTGCAGTTGATAGGAGGTACACAGATTGATTTTTAGTACTAGTCTCATTGATACTCAGGACCATTGGATGGTCGGTACTGAATGGATTTATGCCAAAGGTACTGTCACCATGCATCCTGAGGGTTTTAGTTGTTCTTGTAAAAAAGCACCACGTAAACCATGTAACCATATTCGTAATGTTAAGTTACGTATCTATGGCACATTCGATCAGCATTATAAGGAGGCAGCATAATGTCTATGCATATGATTAGAGGAGTTCAAGTCCATGGTGTAGGGAAACGCCAAAAGGCGAAACGAAAATCAAATAAATTATTAAAGGCGGAAGCCGAACATCAAAAGTTTCTAGATAAACTTGTTTCAGGTAAGTCAAGTTATAGGCCTGACTTACCTGACTATAATTGTGGTCCTCGTATGACGAGTGATCGTATAGCAGGCAATGGTCTTGCAAAAGAACGTAGTCGCTATACAGGTGATGAAATCGCTGGTATTGTAGTTACACACAAATCAAATCTAATGCCAGTTCGTAAAGATAACAAACAAGCAGCAATAGATGCTGCATCAATGAGGAGATAATATGTCAGACTATCAGGTTGCACATCTCGATCGGCGTGTGCAATATCTAGAAGGTAAAATTCAAGATTGGGAAAAGGTCATTGATATACTAATGGCTGATCCTACTTTTATGCACACTCTTGGTGTGAAAGAATTAAAAAAGAACCAGAACCCGAATATTGATCCATCTTATAAAGTAAAGGACCCCTATAAATGATTGACTCAAGCTCTCGTGAATATATGATTAGTGAATTGCAGAAACGCGTATGTCGTGTTATCTTTAAGAAAGTAAATGGTGAAGAGCGTGATATGATGTGCACGCTAATTGAAGATGTTCTGCCTGACGCTAAGAAGAATGAACCTATTACGCAAAAAAAGGTTCGTGATATTAATGAAGAAACAATTGTAGCATTTGATACGTTAAAGGGCGGTTTTCGTTCTTTTCGCGTTGCGAATGTCATCTCTTTTACATAGTATAAATAGTCATTCATAAATAAGGAAACCATATGTTTACTACACTTTCTATTATTCAGTGGCTTCTTCTTGGCGGTGTAGCTATAGTCGGTTTTTTATTTGGTCGCGACATGTCGCGTCATGAAACAGAAGAAGTTATTGAAGCTACAATTGTAGCACTAATCAAAAAGCGGTTTGTAAGAGCTAAATTAGTTGATGGTGAATATGAACTATATGAGTATGACGAAAAAAAATTATAACTGATTGATTTCTAATAAAAAGTTTTTATGTACATTACAGCAAAACTGTGATAGAATAGTATTATATTATGAATGGAGATCATCATGGCTCGTAAGTCTAAACTCAATCAGATTCGTGAAGAACTGGCAAAAACATCCAGTGTAAAGCCTGTTAAAAAACCACGTAAAAAACGAGTATTAACACCTGAACAAAAAGCCGCATTAGTTGAACGTATGGCAAAGGCAAGAGAAGCTAGAGGACCGGCTAAGCATATGTCAATTGACGAGTCGGTTCGTAACTTGCCTGATGAACATTTGCTTTCTCCAAAGAAAGTAAAAGACTGGCTTAAGCAGCAGAAAGAAATGTTGAAAGCCTTAAAACATCAAAAAGATAGTAAAGATTCTGCGATGCGTAAACAGTATTATGATACTGAAACATACGTATTTAATCTTCAGCGCTATCTGACTGATGGTGTATATCGTGATTTTCGGTATGGTGCCGAGAAGCAAAGTAAAATTAAACATAGCTGTACAGTAATGGCGTACTATCCGGATGGTACAGCTAAAAGAACTCCAGGAGTATTTTATGCTGATATCGGCGGAGAGTATACAAACGAAATGGCAGCTGAAGACTATGCAAGACAAAGAAAAATTTCTAACAAAAAGCGAATTCGCAAAGTTAATTGAAAAGACTGTTAAGTCGCATAGATCATCTTATATGGACGCAATCATCTGGTTGTGTGAAGATAATAACGTTGAATTGGAAGATGTAAAAAAGTTTATATCACCGATCATCAAAACGAAGTTGGAGGCAGAAGCAATGAATTTAAATTTTCTGCCTCGACAAAACAGTTTACCTTTTGAGTAAACTGATATATAATGTTCATACTATAAACATTAAAACATATTGTAACATACAAGGAAAATATATATGAGTTTTGCAGCACTAAAACGTAATCGTACTGATCTTAATAGCTTGATTAATCAGGCTCAAGAAAACACAGGTCAGCAATCTCAACGTCAATCAGAAGATCCACGCTTCTGGACACCAACACGAGATAAGGCCGGCAATGGTTACGCTGTAATCCGTTTCCTACCAGGAGACGCAGAAGCCCCAACACCATGGGTTCGGTACTGGGATCACTTCTTCAAAGGCCCAACAGGCCAATGGTATGTAGAGAAGTCTCTTACATCTATTGGTCAACCAGATCCATTAGCTGAAAGTAACAGCAAGCTATGGAATGAAGATGGCTCTGATGAAGCCAAACGTACTGTACGTGAGCGCAAACGTAACTTACGATATATTGCAAACGTACTAGTTATTTCAGATCCTGCAAATCCAGAGAACGAAGGTCAAGTTAAACTTTATCGCTTTGGCAAGAAAATCTTTGACAAGATTATGGATAGCATGCAGCCTCAGTTTCCTGATGAAGCTCCGGTTAATCCATTTGATATGTGGGAAGGTGCAGACTTTACGCTTAAGATTCGTAAGGTCGAAGGTTATCCAAACTATGATGCTTCTTCGTTTAAGTCAGCTTCGGAATTACTTGCCGGAGACGATGAGAAAAAAGAAACCATTTATGAAAAACAACATGAAATGACTGAATGGACTGATCCAAAAAGCTATAAGACATATGACGAACTTAAGTCACGTCTTGCTCTAGTCCTTGGAGAGTCTGTACCACGAACTGTTCGCGAGCAGGTATCATTAGATACTACAGAGTCTTACAGTTCTCCGGTAACAGCCGCTCCTGAACCTGCAATGCCGTCAGCACCGCCGGCGCCTGCAGCTACGGCAGAAAGTTCATCTATGGATGATGATGACACAATGTCGTATTTTGCTAAACTAGCAGCTGAAGACTAAATTAACCTTAACGGTTATAACCTCTTCTTCCACCACTAACCAGCATCTTAGTTGTTGCAGTAGCGTTTATTGCACTTCTAGGAGCTGGTCTCGGTGATCCTCCTCCAGAAACATTATTGTTAGTAATATTGTCACCTTCGTTAATTATGACAGGTGCGCTAGCCCCTCTTCTTTGTTGACCAGGCTCATATGATGTAAGAGTGTCTGTAGCTTCTGATGGCCCGGCTGCTGTCAGTCTAGCATTATTGCGACCTCCAGTATTGGACAAAAGACTATCGGTGTAAGCATTTTCTGCTTCAATAATAGCCATTTGCTGATCTCTTTGCATTTGGTTTAAATTTAACCTGGCATGATTAGTAAATATTTCTTGACCTGTAATTAATTTAGATATCTCATTGAGAGGATCAAGTAATAATTCTTTATTTGCATCCATAAGAGTATTAGCAAAAAAGTCGACTATATTAGCAGGCTCACGCGCTATCCTATTCATAGTAGTTTTTACTACTCCACTAGCCTCTAACATCTCTTTATCAAGAGCCACATCACGCGCAATGAAAAATGCTTCTAGCGGTATAAGAGCTTTAGAAGCGAACTTTCCTATTGGTTCAGCTGCGTCTATTACTTTCTGTACAGTAGATGCAGCGTCTCTATCAAACGCCGTCCTAATACCATCTACCATATCAGTTACAGCAGTTCTGGTAGCTACCAGAGGTGCTCTTTGAGGTTTTGGCGCAATATTATCATTTGCTACTCTTGGGTCACCTGTAAATTGTTTTTTGGCTTGTTCAAAGTCTATTATATTACTAGACTTTTTAACAGCATCTGCTGCATTATCTATTAGAGCTTGGGTGGGGATTCTACTCGCTACTAAACTCTTATATTTTTCTTTAGGCAAGTTTCCTGCTGGAGTATCAGCTCTTTGAGCTCCCCCTAAAGTGGGCCTTTTAGTTGCATCTTCAAGGCCTTGTTGAGGGCTTGGACCTTGAAACTTAGGTTCAGTTTTGGGTAGTGCACTATCTATTGCTGATCGCTGAGATTTAATATATCGTCTAAGCTTATTTGCTGCATATAGCACTAGGCCAGAAAGAGCTGCAGTAACAGACCCTATTGCTGTTTGTACGTTAGGGTCAAGTGTATCTAATTCTCCTACACCAGGTAGATTAACTTTACCGCTATTTTTATCCCATCCAAATGTTCTCGATAGCCATCCAGTAATTTCTTCTCCAAAAGCTCCTCCAACAGCAGCTAATACTTTTACATAAGGATTCTTAGTTGCGAAGGAAGCAATCATATATGCGTATAGCGCACTGGTTGCTTTTTTATTAACATTAGACTGTTGTTCATCAGTAAGGTTAAACCCAAATGAACTTAAAGCTTTTTCTATTGCATCGCCTAGAAATACTGCTGCCAGACCTGCAATAGCACCTTTCTTAAGAATACCACCTGCAAGCAATCCTATAGAAGCTGCTAAACCTCCGCCAAGCATACCTGCAAATAGATTACCAGCCATATCAGCCAAAGCAGAAAGGCCAAGCCCTTTCTTAACTCCTCCTGTAAATGTACTAGGAGTGGATACTCTTGCTGACCTTTCTTTTCTTTTCTCTCTGGCAGATTCTGCTCTATCTCCAGCCCCTCGTTCGTAAGCAACACGTGCATTCTCACTTTCTTTAACAAGAGTGAGAATACCATCTTTAACAGTTTCCATTGATCTGTTTTGTTCTTGTAGTGTATCTACTACTGCTGCTAAAGAACTCATTTATTTACCTTTGCATTTGTTGCCGCTGCATTTCTTCTTTTTCTTTTTCAATATCATCTTTTAACATTGATAAGTATATCTCCCTCTCCCATGGTATCATATATTCTATATCATGTAAAGAATATTTGAAATTTTGTATTAGTTGATAGTTTGTCATATAAAAGCTTGTTAAACTATCATGAGAGAGGTTAATTAGAAAAAATCAGCTAATCCTTGTAGTGTTAATTGGTTATCTTCTTTACAATGTGTGCATTTAAATTCTACATCATGCTTTAAACTTGGTAGTCCATTAACGAAAGCTAAGAGCTTATCAAACTGTTCCGTGGTGAGACTTTCAATAAAACTTTGAACTTCGCTTTCCGGTTCATCATCAAATTTAATAATTTCTTCTTCAGTTCTCAATTCATCTAAACAAGTCATTACCAGATCATATAATACTTTAGTTACGCTCGTATCCGCACTTTCTTGATTAAGCATCGAAGCGTATTTAGGGTAACGCATTTTTACAGTAAATGTGTCGTTTAATTCAATAGTTTGGTCTTCTTTATTTACTTCTATTTTTATCTCATCAAGCTTGATGTTTACTTTATTATTAGTTTCACAATTTTTACATGATATCATAATATCAGTTGTTTCACCAACACTCTTAGCTCTAATTTGAGTAAACATATACTCTACATCAAACGTAGCTAGTGATTTTACATTGATATTATCTTCTAAGCAAGCTTCAATAGTATCAGTAATAGATTTTAAAATTTGTTTATCATCTTGAGTTTCTAGAGCCATCATTAGTACTTTTTGCTCTTTTACTAAAAACGGTCTAAAATATACCTTTTTGTCTGTTGATGGAATAGTGATTTCATACTTTGGTACATCGTTTAGTTTTGGCAGTGCCATTTCATTTCATCCTTAAATTTGTTTCCAATTTTTATATGATAATTGTACGTTAAGTTCCACGATACCATCTTGATCGTTATTTAGTTGGATGGCATTTATAGTAGTCGGGAACGCGTTAGTAAGTTTACAACTATAGATTATTTGATCATCTGCAATATTAACCGCTTTAGGAGTAAATATATCTAAAAAATTTCCAAATGAGTATACTGGTAAAGTGACTCCTTTTTTTATTTGGTCTATAACTATTTGGAATGTATAGTCATTATAGTATCCAATCTCAAAAGTGTCTTGATTAACTGCAAGATTTTGCCATGTTTCAAAATATTTTTTTATGCCATAATCATTCATAACATGAAAGGTCATGCTAATATCTTGTACGGCATAGCCATAAGCTACCTTTTCAAATTGTAACCCGATCCTACGCTCATTAGTTATAATTTGCCTACCTGGTAGCTGAACATCTTTACATAATAAAGAAATATCGTTAGAAGATGCTACTCCAGGTAAAGATGGTAGCCTCACCCTAAAAACATTAGTTCTAGCTATACCACCCTTTGATGAAACTAAACTTTTAAACTGATCAATTGTATCCATTAGATCATTTTCCTTGAAGAAGAATAAACAGCAGCAGCACTTGTTTTTTGCCAATCTGCGGTCGGAAGAAACGCTGCGATCTCCCACTCAGGTGCGTGTACTTCAGCAAATCTACTTCTTACATTTCCTGCAAGATAATGTTTAATACACGGCTTAAAATATTTAAACTTAGATGCTCTCTTTAATGTATTATATGTAACGTTAAATTTAGTTGTCTCGTCATACTTATTATTGTTTGTAATATCTAATAAAGAGTCTAAAAACTTTGCTCTCAGCGTAGGTGGTATGTAATGTAAATTAAGTCCCATAAATCCATTTGGCGCAGGGCTTAATACGATAGTAAGCGGAAAGCTATCATAGAACGGAAGTTTATCTTTATGCTTAGGATCATAGAAAAACATCTGCATTGACCCAATAAGACGTCTACTGCCGAGAGATAGCTGCTCATCCTTCATCAATTGATTTCTATTGATTCGTCTGATACCTTGTACCTTACGACGAAACCAGTCACGCGACTGGCTTGTGCGTGGTGTAATACCTGCCCTAAAGGCGTCTTGTTCTATTTTTTGAAATAAGTTGCTCATGTAGCTTATTTATCTCTTTTTTAAGACTTTTTTTCTACTGATAGGCTTTATCGGCCTAAGGGGTTTCAACGCACCTTTTTTACTCTGTGAAGGCATGATGCCCATTTCAGTAAGAGTCTTTTCAGTCCATATTTGGAATTCCCATCCACGATCTTTGGCATATTCATTTGCTGCTTTCCACTTGTTCATATTCTTAACATAAGTCATTGCCTCACCTATATAGCGTTTTGATTTATCCGGTCGCTTAGGTGGTTTTGTTTCTTTATCTGGTTTTATTTCTACAAGTATGGTCCTATTGTCTTTAAAAGTTATTTTTAAATCGGTAAAATAGCGATGATATTTTTTATCTACTTCCCATAAATATGGCACAACCACTTCTTCTGAAGACCAATTTTTTATGTTAGGATTATTATCGCACCATACGAAACAGTATCTTTCCCACATAGATCTAAAGGTCACCTTGTCCGGATCACCCTTATATTTAGTTCTATGTTTTACTATGTATTTACCCGAATAAGCCATATAAATAATCTCATAAAATTCTATTTATAGGTACTTCTATGACACTGAAAATGCGCTATTCAAAATATCTTCCTGGATTTAGTTTTCCTCTAGAAAATAGAGATGAATATAAGGGGTTAATTAGATTTGAAGCTTATGATGAAGACTATAAAACACTTGCAAATATTGCATCAGACGTATTATCAGATGTAGCTCCTGGAGAAGCTCCCTTAACTAGCAGAGAATATTTAACAGAATATTTAAAAGGTAGCCAATATGAAACTGTAAAAGGAAGAGCTAATAATAAAATTCCAAGAGGGGAAGTATCACTTTTCTTACCCCAATCAATTCAAATACAAGACAACATGCAATATGGGCCCATTGACCTTGGAGCCATTGGCGCTACAGCATTTACTGCAGCTAGAAATGGATCTCAAGCTTTAGGTGCAATAGCTACAGCTGGAAAAGATGTGCTAGAAGATATTGCTACTACTTTAACGGGTGATTTAGGGGCCGCCGGTACAGCAGCTGCAGTGCAAAGAACCGCTAAAAGGTTTGGCGCAGATCAAGTAGCAGGTGCAGTAGCTACTGCCACAGGAGTTACTATTAATCCTAATAACAGAAATATATTTAATGGAGTTGCTCTTAGAACTTTTAGGTTTCAATTTAAATTAATTCCTACAAGTAAAGAAGAAGCGATGATGATTGATAAAATTATTAAGTTTTTCAGGGTATATATGTATCCCGACATCGGCGTTCCTATTAATCAAGCTGAAGGTATAAGTCTAACTTTAAAATATCCTTCAAAGTTTAATATAAGTATGGAATACGGCGATTTTTCTAGCGCGGGAATTGTAGGAGAAACAAAACAAGTTGCGACAGGAATATTACCTTGCTTTTTGCAAGGTTTTGATGCGGTGTATAACCCTAATGCTATGGCCTTCCATAACGACGGCAATCCTCAAGAAGTAGATATTAGCATGAATTTTATGGAAGAAAGAGCTCTTAATAGACTTGATGTAGAACAAGATAGATTAGACGCTGACCCATATTTTAACGACCCCACATTGCTAATTTAAATAAAGATAGGTAACCTATGACATTCTTTACTAATTTTCCTTTAGTAGAATATAATTTTGGAAATGAACAATCTAGTTCTTTATTTCAAAATTTAACTACATATATTGATATAATTGATCAGTTAACTGATCAGATTGCGGTGTATGAAGAAATAGTAATACCTAACGGAGAAAGACCTGATGTGCTTTCTCAGACTCTTTACGGCACAACTGATTATTATTGGCAGTTTTATATGCTTAATGAAAAGTTAAGAATACAAGGATGGCCATTTACTCCTACAGAAGTTTATGAATATTTAAAGAAGTACTATCCTAACATTACGCTTAAAACAAATTCAAATCTACAAGGAGAATTTTTTGTAGGTGATTTTATAGCAAAAAAAGATAACAATGGTACATTTGATAACCCTCCATTTAAAGGTAAAATTATTAAAAAGAATTTAGATTTAGGTCATTTAATAATTAAGCCTATTGTAGAAGTTACATCTATAACAATAGATAATCCTGGATCTGGATATACAGCAACACCCACTATATCTTTTAGTGGAGGCGGCGGCGAAGGCGCAGTTGCTGTACCAGAACTTAATGATAATGGTCAGGTTTTAGGTGTTACGGTTATTAACGGAGGTGATGATTATACTTCTGTACCCACTATTACTTTTTCTGATCCTGAATTGCCTCGAGGGCTTAGAGCTACTGGTACTGTAGTATTATCTTCTTATAGTCTTTCGGGGGCTCAAGAGCTATTTTCCCAAAAAGGAGAAACTGACTTAGGATTATGGAC